ATTCTTAAATTTAGGTCCATTCAGAATGGAACTGTTTGCCATAGAAGTAACAGCCATTAGTCGTTACCCCCTTTAGACGGTGACTTCAGCACCGAAAGCGTTGAACGACAACGTGGAAGCGGTCCCGCCGGCCGCGACACTCAACACGTCCGTCGCCGACATTGTGACGCCAAGAGTCAACGTCGTCGAATCGTTCGCCGCCACAGGCACGTCGTAAGCCAAGTAGTGCTTATCGGAGATCGCCTCCCCGCCGTCCCTCATAGCGAGACGGAAAGTGTCAGCGGCGGAGGCCCGGTTCGCAATGATGATTGTGGAGACGACGGTCTCCGTCGCGGACGGACAAGTGTAAAGCGTTGTCAGCGACGCGCTCGTCATATCGAGTTGCCCGATGATCTTGTAGTTCGTTGCCACTTAAGCCCCCATCAGTAAGAAGTTAGTCTCGAAGCCGCCGCCTCCGGTTGTGAAGGCGACCCACGACGCTCCCGTATAGTATTCTAACGCGTCCGTGTCCTTGAGATACGAGAACATTCCCTCCGTCGGAGTCCCGATCGCGGATCCCCGAGCGGCCGTCCCCGCAAACACCATAACGCTTTGTTGCATTAGGTAAGTGTCCACGTCGACCGCTGTGAGGACTTCACCAGCTTGGAAGTCCTTGAACCCGGCACCAGCCATTAGAGCTCCTTAGAAAGCGAGGGCATTGTTACTGTCCATTGTACCGAAGATAGCGTCGTCGAGGACTAAGAACGTCCAATCGACCGAGGCGAGTCCGAGAACGACGTCGTGGCGAGTTTGCTCGATCTCGTGGTCGAGCCGGATTACCTGACCGTATTGGACAATGGGATCTCCGAGCGAGTTCGGCGTGAACGTTATCTTGACGACGTCCCCAAGTTCGAGACCCAACACGGAGGCTTTCTGGCCGGAAGAGATCCCGTCCAAGTTGATCGCGAACCCGGAGATCCGGTATTCGGGATCCGCGTATTTCGAGACAAGAAAGTCGGCGAGATTGTCGAGTTGATCCTGAGAGTCGACGAGCGTCGCCACCTCGTACGAGCTCACCCCGTACGCGGTCCGAGATCTTTGGTTGTTCGCGATCGCGGTCCCCGCCGGAGAAGTCACCTCGACGTTGTTGTATAGCAACTCGATCCCGTAGTTCACTTGGACCCGCTGATACGGGATCCCGGTCCCGTCGTCGGCGAACTCGACAACCGACGTGGACGTGGGAGTGAAGTCGAGACGATCCCGGAAAGTGAGATCCCCGTTCTTGCCAACGAAGAGAGCTCCTTGTTCGGACGCGTCGACTTGTTGAAGATATTCGAGAGCGTTTCCGGAGAAGATCCCCGTCCCGAGCGTTGATTGGCCTGTGTCGACGTCTCGGCGGTCGGTTGGCCACGAGACATTAGGGTTGTCGAGAACGGCCGTTACGCGGGCTCCTGTGAGCTGTGAGGACGGGTTGAAGCCGTCGAGGAGTTGTCGGGACAGTTTGGAGAGATCGTCGGACGCCGCAATCTCAGCTTTCGACCGAGGCTTCGGAACGTAATCAAGATTGTAGTCGTCGACAGCTCCGGTGAAGACGCGCTCCCCGTCGGTTGTGATTCGGATATCGCGGCGCGGGACGAGTTGGTTGTAGAGCGGTCCCGCCGTGTAAAGCGGATCGAACTTCCGGTCTTCGTTGTTGAGAACAATCGACGCCATTCCAGCGGAGTAACGGTCGAGATCTCGGTTCTTCCCCCGACTCACCGACGCCGTTATGAGACTCGAAGTGATGTCGGCGAACGAGTTCCCTCCAAGCGTGTAAAGAAGATTGTCGAGGACGCCCGCGACCGGGTCGTCGAGGATAAAGCCTTCGACGGTTGACAGCTCGACAACGGTCGCCATTACGCTCTCGCAAACACGGGACCGCTGTGACGCTCGTACTTCTTGATCGCGGAGACAATCTCCTCACCGACGCGAGCCCCGTTCGTCCCCATTCCCGCGTTCACTGTGATGTTGATTGTGGAGCCGCCGAGCGCGTTGTTCGGGACAATCTGTCCGGATCCGGACGGGACGAAGAGTTCCGGACCAAGCTCCCCAACCATAAACGCTCCCCCGGCCGTGACGGGTCCTCCTCCGGCTCGTCGAGATCTGACCGCTGTGCGCGCTTGTCCTCCGAGATCCTCGTTCGGGTCGAACCCGCTATTCTGCCAACGTTCGTACGCTTCTCTTGCCGCGTTGAGAAGGCCCGCCAAGATCTCCAGCGCGTCCGAAAGTTTCTTGATCGGGTTGAGTTGATCGAGAATCGTTTCTACGAACGTCGGCGACTCGTCCGAAACGCCAATCATTGCGCCCGTCATTTCGTTAAGAAAGAAGCCAAGATCGTCGACGATAGACGCTGTGTCTTGGAGCATTGGGAGAAGTTCTTCCAAAGCGTCGAACAATAGCGGGACCAACGTGGCGGCCAGCTCCCCGAACATCTTCACGGTCGACTCGATCTCCGGCCAAAGATCTTTGAAGTTTTGAATGAACGTGGCCATCGCGTCGCTCGACAAGAACTCGTCGATCGTTGTGAAGATATTGTCAAAGCCCTCCTCGATCGCGGGCCCGTGTTCGTCAATCCAAGCAAGAAAGTCGTCGAGATACGGTTGGAGTTTCTCAAGAAGCGCGAGACCAATCTCAAGGAACGAGTCCTTGATCGTCTCCATAGCCACAGCGAACTTGTGTTGTGCGGTCTCCTCGACGATCCCCATCGCCTCGTCCATAATGAGGAACTCGTCCGTCATATCGGCGACGATCTGAGAGTTCACCTCGACGTTCTCTCCCGTCAAAGCGAGAACACCGTTCAACCCTTCGATCGAACCGATAACTCTTGTGAAGTCTTCTTCGTTCTCCCCGAACGCTTCCCGAAGCTTGACCATCGTCGCCAAGAAACCATCTTGTTCAATCGAGTCCTTCACCTCGTCGGTTGTGAAGCCGTACTTCTCCAACATTGCTTGTGCTTCGGACGTCGGTTTCAAGAACGCTTGCATAGCGGCCTTGATACCCGTGACAGCTTGAGAAGCGGGGAGTCCGGTCTTCGTCAATCCAGCAATGAGACCCGTTGTCTCTTGGAAAGAGATCCCCAACTCGTTCGAGATCGGGATTACCTGACCGAGAGAGCTTGCCAACTCCTCCGGAGCGAACTGTCCAAGCCGGACAGCTTCCGCCAAAGCTTCCACCGCTTCCGTCCCCGAAAGATTCGACGCCCCGTAAGTGTTCATTGCGGCCGTCGCTGTGTTGGCGATCGCGTTGACGTCGCCCAAACCAATCGCGGAAGCCTTCAGAGAAGCCTCGAGGACGTCGATCGCGTCCGCTCCCCTAAGACCGGCGGAAGTGATAAAGAAGAGCGCGTCCGCCGCTTCTTGGGAGGACTTGCCGAAACTCGGACCTAGGTCCCGCGCCGCCTTCTCAAGCTCCTCCACTTCCTCCTTGGACAAGCCGACGAGTCCTTGGATCTGCGCGAAAGACGTCTCGAACTCCATCGCCATTTTCCCGGCCTCGAAGACGATCTTCCCGAACGCGGCGGCGACAGCGGCGGCGGCCGCGACCCCGACAGCTTTGAAAGCGTTAAGAGAAGAGATCCCGTTGTTGATCCCGCTCGGATCCGACTTGTACGTGATCGGAATGTTTACCGGCTTAGCCATTACAGATTCCTTGTCGCGTTGAATCGGTCGACGAACTCGTTGATGACCTTCTCGGCCTCACGAACGAGTTTCGGTTGGACGTTCAAGAAAGCGCGGAAACCGAACCGGCCGCCCTTCCCTTGGACGAGTTTGAACCGGCCCTCGAGTTGTTCAATCATTGCTCGACCTTGAGGAGTCGTGTAGTTGTTTCGGGACCCGGCGAACTCGGAGATCTGGAACATTCGCTTATTCGGGGAACCCTCGAAGTGGACGAGAAGGATCGCTTTACCCTTACCGGCAGAAAGTCGGGAGAGTATCTTGGTCTGAATAGGATCCCAATCCAACGTGTCCCCACGAGCTGGATTCCGGAAACCCGACAACGGCGGGAGCGGGTTGATCGAAGCGACTTCCCGATCCATATCCTTCGCGACGCCGCCGAGACGAGTGCGGAGAGCCCGCTCCATTCGGCCCTTCAACTTCTTGTCGAACGCCTTCATTTCGTTCACGACGAACGTGAGCTCCGTATAGTCGATCGTCGGTTTCAATACCACAGCGCGCCTCCGTATCCATTCTAGCGTCGACCACGCCCTCGATTGGCCTTCGCGACGAGAGCGCGCTGGAGAGTCCACAACATTCGCGGATCAAGCTCCATCAACTCCCGAGGAGAGATCCCCGTCTCGACCGCGACACTAGCGATCGTCCAATGGGCCGAGGCTTCGCCTAGCCCTTCGATTCTTTTGGGAGAGCCGCCTCCACGCCGTCGACCGTCTCGAGCCACTTCTCGAACGTTAGCTTCGTCGCTTCGGTTCTCTTCTCCGAGTGCCAAGCCAAGAAGAACAAGTGCGTGAGCTTGAGACTCTTGTCTAGCGCCGTGATCGAAAGATCGAAGTGCGACTCGAAAGCCACAATGTCGGACGCTCTGCCAGACACTTCCTTCTCGGAACCGTCGAGATACTTAACTAATAGGTTGAAGTTCATACCTCGACATTAGCACGAGTTACGCGGTCCCGCGAGTCACCGCTCCCGTCACAGGCCACGTCACGCTCAGCGTCGCCAAGTCGCCCACGTTGGAAGCGAAGGGCTGATACTGAGTGACAAGCGCCGTGAACGTGTAGCTCGGGTTGGTCGCGCTCGCTGAGCTCGACGTCGGCTTGACGACGATCTGAGCGGTGCCGCCAAGTAGAGGCCACAAAGTCGCATCGACCGACGCGGCTCCGAAGTCTTGGTGAAAGTCGAGGGATACGGACGCGTCTTTCAGTCCACCGATACGAGAACGGAAAGAGTCGCCGAACGCGGTGGTCTCTTGCTCGTCGGCGGAAACGTCCAAAGTGACGGCGGCGAGGCTTGCCGAGAAGTCGGTGCCACCGATCGTGATGTCATAGTCAGTAGCTACGAACTTAGCCACAATGTCTCCTTAGTCTGCGAATACTGTGACGGCGAAGTCGGCCGCCAAGTAGATTACTTGCTCCAATGATACCGTACCGATGTTTCTCAACTCCGACACCCGCACGTCGTAAGCGGCCCCGTCGAGAGTCTTGTCTGACTCGATCGCGAGCTTGATCGAACTCGCTCCGTTCGAGATATACGCGTCGAGCTTCCGCTGAGCAGATCTCTCCGAAACGCGGCCAACGAGAACGGTGACTGTGAAGTTGTACTCGGTGAGTCCTCGTTGGAAGCTCTGATCGTATTGGACAGACTCCAAACCAACGAAAGCGATCGGCGGGGACGGGTTGTCCGGAATGTCGACCGAAGTCCGGAGACCTGAGATCGTCGAGAGATTCGAGACGATACCGTCGCGAATGTCAGCAATACTCACGCCATTCTCACCTTCTTGTACGGCGACACAAGAGCCTCGACGTCCGGATCGTAACGGCCCACCCGGATCGCACCAATGTCTCCAAAGCCGGCCACGCCAAGCGGCGCGTCGTATCTTTTGAACTGGCGTATCGACAAGATGATTGTGGCTTGACGGATCGCGGCCGGAACGCTCGGCCAACCAAAGACGCCTCGAACTTCGACGGTCGCTTCGTGAGCGTTGACGTTCCGGGGATCCCATATCGGGAAGAGATACTCTCCGATCGCGCGGATTCTAGTGAACGGTTGAGAGAGTCCCGACACTTGACCATTCAACGGTTCGAGCTGGTAATCGGTTCCCGCCCACGTCACGTCGAACGTGTCCCCGGTCGACGAGGTCTTGACGTGGACGACGGATTGAAGATCGTCGATTGAGACCGTGTAAGAATCGTCTGGAAGATACACTCGAGTCGCGGTCCCGACCGAGTAGAAGATTCGCTCCGCCATTCCGTCGATCTCGCGCGACGCCGCCTCGATCGAAGTCTCGAGAAGAGTATCGTCAACCGAGTCCGTTATTCTGAGCGCCGCTTTCACTTCCGCGAGCGTCGCGTATCCATTCGTTATCGCCACAAGAAACCTCCCCCACCATTCTAACGCCTAACGCTCGAGGTCCTTCGTCCAATCGTTGACGCGGCGAACGTCAAGATCCCAAAGTCCCGGGCCGGTCTGTCCGGATCCTCGACGCTCGGCCAACCGTCTCCGGTTGTTCGCGAAAGAGATCTCGTTCTTGTATTGGAAGCTAGGCTCCGCGCGAAGCGTCGAAGAGTTGTCGTGTTCCACTTCCGTCTCGATTCTCCGGAGTTGGAAGCCCGCGTTTTCCACTCGCATTGTGAAGTCGTCGTCCTCGAAGTAAGCCGGGTATAGGTCCTCCGAGAAGAGACCAACGTTTCGTATTACGTTTTCTCCGACGCTGAAAGTCTGCCAATGGGGAAAGTTTGGGGAGAGAAGGACGTCGTCCTGTCCGGTCTCCGAGAACTCCTCGAGAGCTCCCGGCTTGAAGACGGCGTCGTTCGAGGAGAACAACCAATACGGATCGTGAGGGAATAGCTTGATCCCAAGATTCCAAGAAGCCGACACGCCAAGATTCGACGGGAGCGGAAGATACGTCACGTCGGCGAAAGCGTCCGGGATTGCGATCTCTTCGGTCGGTCCTTGACCGTTGTCCACAATCAAGAGAGAACGGATCTCGAAGTCAACCGACGAGATCGCTCGTTGAAGAAGATCGTATCGGTTGAGAACGGGGATCACTAAGTTAGGTATCACGGTTGACTCCTTGGAAGCGGTGTCCTTCGAGATTGAAGTTCACGAACGGGTTGAGTGAATACGTTTCCGATCCGTAGACGTGACAGATCCAGCGCTTCATCTCAACGAGATCTCGATTGTAGAGCGCCCAAGGTTGGTGTCCGGCGACGGGATACCCGGCGATTCGATCCCGGGAGTCGATCGTCCCACAATCCGCTCCGACGAGGACGATCCAGCGCGCGCCAAGCTCCGCCGCGAATTGCATAGCGCCGTGAATACTGGAGGATCCGAAGACGAGGCGATCCCGCTCCGCCATAGTCCAAGGATCGAAACTTGATCCGGGAGGATCCGGGACGAGCGGATCGTTGACGATAACGTTCCGGCCGAGAGCGCTCGGGTTCGGATTCTCCCCTCGTCCGGGGAAGATCTCCCCGCTCCAACGAGTCGAGCAAAGCCGGTGAGTCGCGGCCGCCCGGAACTCTTCTCGAAGATCCTCGAGAACGTAGTGGTAGTGGCTGAAGAGATAGTAGTCGGACAAGCCAAGAGTGGACGCGGAGAAGTTGGTCGAGACGACAGTCTTGTCGAGAAAGAAATTCGGGTCGACGAACTCGAGAGTGACTCCCGATCCGAGGACGTAGACAGTTTCTCCGGCGTGTCGTCCTTGGAGATCCTCGAGCTTCATTCTCCGAACCGTTCCCGAAGATGCGGGATCCACTTCGTCAACCAAACCTTCTCGACGTCGAACTCTTTCGCGAACTCGATCGACGCGTCGCTCTTCCCTCGAGGAGCGTCCGAAGCTTGTTCAAGCGCGCCCACAATCGAACCAATCATCGGAACTTGGAAGAATGCGGATTGTGGATCGTCCCACCAAGGTTGTCCGTCGACAAGCCAAGAGTCCGGGCCGGCAAGATCCGCCGAAGCCGTCCAAGACGACGTGATGACTCTTGTGCCGCACGCTTGGGCCTCCACCGTCGGCACTCCAAACCCTTCGCCGTAGGTCGCGTTGAGAAGGACGTCCGAAGCGGAATACAGCGCCGCGAGTTCTTTCTGAGCGTATCCGATCCGGAGACGATCCCGATCAGCGATCCGAACACAAGACTCGTCGAGGCCGACAGCTTTGAGAATCGTCGGAATATCGAACCCGCCGTAAGCTCGCGACGGTTCCATATGGAGATAGAGAAACGAGTTCGGGAACTTCCGGCGGAAAGTCGCGAAGGCGAGGAGTTGCTCACCGAGCGCTTTTCTGTGGAGGATTTTGTTCGCTTTGTTCGCCGCCACAATCGAGACCAAGAACGCGTCCTCCGGGATCTCCATATACTCTCGTGTTGGCCGGCCGAAGATCTTCGACGTTGGCTTGAAGACTTGAGTGTTCACCCCGTGAGGTATATACGTCGAGTCGAGACCCGCCTCCGACATTTGACGTTGACCGTGTTCCGACATTGCGATCGGTTGAACGTTGTCGCGGTCGAGAAACTTCCGGACAAGCGGCGGCATAGTCAAGTGGTCGAGCGGGACCCACGGGAGGATCGGATCGTCGAACACAAGATCGTTGTAGACCCAAACGTCGTACAACGTCATTAGCGCGCTTGGGCCCTTGTGTTGGGAGACGAAGTCGTCGTACCAGAGACGGACCACGTCGTCCGAATACGGTCGGAGTCCTTTGGGATAGTGAGCGTATTTCCCGTGTTGGATCTTCCTGATCTCTGTCCGGGCCTCGAGACCGTAGTTCGACAAGACGGCGACGTTGAGACCGTGACGGACAGCGCGAGACACAAGCTCCTCCGCTTGCACTCCGTATCCCGTCGGAGCGCCGGGAGAGTTCGACGAGAGAACCAAAGATCCTCGAAGTTTTTCGTAGGTTGACATAGCGCCACTCTAGCGGAAACCGAGCGGAAATGGGAGGAGCTCCCCGACCAACCTAGAAAGCCGGGGAGCTCCGATCCGGTGAGTGCTTAGGCCAGCGCCAAGTACTTGACGTGAGCCGCGTGAGTCAGCTTTCCGTCGAAGCGGTAGCTGAATCGGTAAGCGGTGATGTCGTTCGCGAAGTACGCGTCGGTCGAGGTTGCCACCTCGAGGCCGGTCGACACGATCTTGTAAGAAGGCATATGTCCGAAGACCACCGACTTCTCACCAGTAGCAATGTCAGCCATTGCCGGGTTCTCCACAACGGGGAAGCCGAGGATTGTGTCCGGGCCGCCCACCACAGGGTTGTAGATGTACTGGTTGTTGTCGTCCTTCAAACGGCGAATGAAGCCGAGAGTCGCGGTGTTGCACATAAACGCAACTCCGGGGAGACGACGAGCCGCACCATCAAGCGAATACGCGAGAGTGATCAGGTTGTCGGCGGTGAATGCGTTGGTCGTGCCAGCGGTGACGCCGGAGCCAGCGGCCGCGACGATTCCCTCGGGCTCGACGGTTCCCGTTCCCACAGTCGCCAAGTTGTTCACCTGGAAACCGATCGCGTTACCAGCTTGCTCCGCGATGACACTTTGAATGTCGAAGCCAGCGTCATCAAGAAGCTCATTAGCGATTTTCACGATGAAGGCTTGCTTGTAAGGCTGAAGTAACACGCTCGAGAAGGTCGGCTCACTGTCAGAGATAGCGGAGCCGGCCGCGTACTGAGCGGCGGTCGAGTATGCGGTGTAGGTCGGGATACGCAGAGATTCGCCGGAGGTCCGGTTGATCACGTCGGCAAGTTCGAGCATTGGCCCGACCTGACGTGCGAGTCCGAACACCTGATCGAGGAACGACACCGGGACGGTGTTGGTTCCGGGGACCAGAGTGGCGCGCTTCTCAGCGTTGAAGACGTGCGAGCGGACTTCGCCGTTCGCTAGAGCGCGGAAGATCTCGCTCTCGTCGCGGGATTCGGTTGGAACGAAGTCACGAGCGGCTTCGGCGGCTTCCGCCTTACGGCTCTCGACGTTACGAGCGTGAGAGATTGCCTCGTCAGCTTTCCGCACGTCGGCTTCGATCCGGTCGAGCTTTTCGAGCTCGGCGGAGTCAAGTCCACGCCCTTCTTTCTCAGCTCCTTCGATGACCTCGGTCATTTGGGAGAAGAGATTGGCGCGGAGCTCCTCCTGAGTTTTCACAAACTCACTCATTGTTGGATCTCCTTAGTTGTTTGGATTGGACGCGGCCGCGATAACGCCGAACCGACTCCCGGCAGAGATGACTCACAGTTCCGGTGATTCCATTGTACCGACTCGTTGTCTTTTGGTTCCCGAATAGACTTCCACTTCGTCCGGTTTAGGTCTAAACTTTTGACTATGAGCAACAACCTAACCCAAGGAGAGACAATGAACACCATCACGCTGATCCCGGCACCCGCACCACTCAACAATGAGTCCGCTTTCGACCGTTGGGAGCCGCACTACGAGTGCGACACCAAGATCGTCGAGATCCCCGGACCCGCTGAGTACTTTATGACCTATTGCCCCGAGCACAACGTGAAGGGCCTGATCCTCGAGCCTCGCGCCGAGAACGACTAGGAGAGAGACAATGCGGTAAGGGCCGGCCTTCGGGCCGGCTCTTCTTATTCGTCCGAGTCGTCCCGGATCTCCGCCGGAGCGAGAACCCGCTTCTCAATCTTCCGGTGAGTCTTGGGAGAGTCCAACTCCGCCACAGCGTCCGCGAAAGCGTCCGCCCACTCAACGATCGGACCCGACGTCGGGTTCCCCGCCGCGCGAAGTATTGCCGCTTTGATCTCTGACCTACTAGCCATTGTGGTATCCCTTCAAGAGTTCGATCTTCTTCTTCTTCAAAGCGAGGAGATCAACGGAAAGATCCGGAGTCTCCTCCTTGGTCTCCTCCTCGGGAGCCAAAGTGTCCAACACGCTCGAGAGAAGATCCCGATCCGCCGAAGACATATCCTCACCGTTCTCCAACTTGAGAAGCGCGTCCGCCAAAGCGTCCACGTCGACGTTAGCTCGAAGCGCGAGACGATCCAAAGCTCGAACGGTCGCGGTCCCGGCGGTCGCCGTGTATGCCGGGAAAGCCACAATGGAGACTTCGTGGAGTCTAATCTCCTTCAAAGTCCGCTCGGCCCCGTCCTCCGACCAAGAGTCCCCATTCTTCGGAACCGAGAATCCGAAACTCATAGCATCAACGTCGCCACGGCGAAGTAACTCCGCGGTGTCTCGACCGAGCGTAGTGTTCGGTAATTCTGCTGAGACCTTCAAGCCTCGACCGTCCTCGACGAGCTTGAGAGTTCCCGCGCGAGTCGATCCGAGAATCGACCCGGTGTCGTGGTTCCACATTAGCTTGACGTCGTTCCGGCTCTTCAAGGATCGAGCGAAAGCTCCGGGAGCGATACGTTCGGTGAACGGGAGTGGCTCGCTTGGCGAGTCAAAGATCGCCGCGTACCCCTCGAAAGTCATTCCGTCCGCCGTCTCCCGGATCTCGTAGTCGACGGATAGTGTTCTCGTTTCCATTTTCTTCAAGGCTTCACCCTTCGTACGGCCTTCGTTCTCTTCTTCAAGTCTAGCGACGACACTCTCAGCGTATCGGAGCGTCCGCTCTGCGCCAGCTTTTGACGGCCCGGATCCCCAAAGAAGATGGGCGACAACTCCGGCGGACGGGTATTCCTCTGAGTTAGGATCGGCGGCCGGCGCGTCGAGATCTCCCAAGTGTCGAGCGATCCACGCCGCGATCCGAACCCACTTCTCCGCTGTGACGGATCCTCGAGCCATAGCGCGAGCTTCGCGGATTGTCCGGTCGACGAGACCGTCTCCGCCGAGTCCTTCTTCGTAGTATTCGATTCCGCGTCGAGCGGCGGCCCTCATATACGCCGGCGGGTCGAGATTCACTTGACGGATCTCCGATCGGAGAGAGTCGATCTTGGTCAACGTCGAGAACCTGTGGCCGACGAGAGTCTCGGTCGCGTTCCACTCGATCTCCCCGTCCTCCTCGGTCGGTCTCCATATCCTGATCAGAGCGGCTGGATCGTCTTCCGTCGCGTTGATTGAGAAAGAAGAGTCAGGGATCCCAAGAACTCCGTCCGTCATAATGTGTTCGATCTGTCCTCGAGCGGTCCCGCCGGAAGAATCCCAAGAGACGAAGTCGCCGAGACTCAGCTCTCCCGGCAGAGCGCGATACGCTCCGTCCGACGATCCGACAATACGTTCGTAATCCGCGTGCGAGTCGCAAGGCATAAAGATCTCTTGTCCGTCCTCCGTCATAGAGTGGAAGCCGGAGCAACCGATCGCGTCCGCTCGAGCGGAAGCTTCGGCGCTTGTCGTGTACTTGTCGTTACCGAGCGCGGCGCGGAAAGATTCCCCGTCGTAGGTCCCGCCGGGTTCGAGATCTTCGGCCAACGACACAGCGACCATTTGGTCGATCGCGTCCTCCTCCGTTGCGTGGCACGCAACAAGTTCGCCGTCTTCTTTGACGACGGCCCAGTTCGCGCACTCGGGGTGGCGGTCGCTTATGAAGTAAGGCACTAGTCGTTCTTCCGTATATCCAACACGCCGACTTCGAGGCCGCTCGGATCGCTGATCGCCCACAAGCGATCCTCCGGTCCAAGAGTCAACGTGATCGACTCGCCCGGGTCGAGATGGATCGAGTTTCCGGTTCCGACAGCGGATCCCCCAACGTAAACGTAGGAGTTCGAGCTCTTCGTCATATTGTGAAGGTGAACGTCGTGAGGTTGGTTGTCTTGACCAACGATCTCCGTCGGAGTTCCCGACAGAGTCACGAGCCTGTGAAGAATAGCCACTACTCGACCTCGTAAACGCTTTCGGGATCGACCGGGTCGATCTGACTGATTGGTTGAAGCTGAGACGATGGGAGGCCGGTGTGAGCGATCTCGGGAAGATCCAGAGCGACCAAGACTTCCGCCGGATCGTATCCCGCGTAGACCAAAGCTTGAGCCATAAGAACTCGCTCGCGTTGAGCCTTGACGTGCGACTCCGTGAGGTCGACGTTAGCGAGCGGAACCCGGACAACGTTCGCCGAGTCGTCCGCCATTGGGGGAAGATCCTCGAGACGACGGACGTCGTTGATCGTCAAGAAACCGGATTGGAGTCCCGTCGAGTAAGCGCTCATTCGAGATTGAATGTCCGCACGAAGAAGTCCGTCGATGTTGAACTTCAGGAAAGCGTCGCCGCCTCCGGGAGATCGAGCGAGAAGCGGGGAGAACCCGTCCTCGATCTTTTGAATGATTGGTCGGAGACCGTGAGTGACCCACGCGAGATTGTTTTGTTCGACCGACGCGTAAGAGTTCGTTCCGGGGAGTCCGAGAAGGTGCGGCGGAACGTTGAAGATCCGAGCGACGTCCTCGACAGCTAGGCGACGAGCCTCGATCGCTTGAGACTTCTCCGGGTCGATCTGTGTAGTTTTGAAAGTCGCGCCGCCGGTGAGGACTCCGGTCTTGTGTCCGCGCTTCCAACCTTTGTGTCGGTTGTCGAAGCCGCGTGCGAGTTCGCTCGCTTGCTCGGCGGTGAGGTTTCCGGGGAACTCAATCACGCCCGCCATATTCGTGCCGCTTCCGAAGAACTGAGCGGCGTACTTCTCGAGAGCCACGGCGAGACCGAGATTCTCCTTAAGCTGAGTGACGCGAGAAACTCCTCGAACGTCTCCGGGACGGACAAGATCAGGAATGAAGACGATCTCTTCGGACGTGAGCGGTCTCGGGGATCCTTCAACTTGGAAAGTTAGGCGACCGACTCCGGAGCGTTGAATCTTGACGCTCTTCGGATTGAGGACGGTGAGGTTCGTGACTTGACCGGATCCGTTCGAGAACACTCTCACGAAAGCGTTACCGTCGAGCAAGAGCGAGACGATCAGCGAGTTGTAGAAAGCGACCCGGGGAAGATCGACGTCGGGTTGGTTGACCCACTCCGGCTTTGGTCGGAGAACTTGACGAGTCCCGTTCCGACGAGTGAAAGCGTCGAGCGGCAACGTCGAGACGGTGTCCGCGATCAGAGAGATCGCCGAGAAGACCGCGTTCACTTGGAAGACGTTGTCCTCGGTGACGTAAGTGGCGGACAAGTTGCCGAACTGAAGATCGTCGCCGGACTCGAATACGGTCTGGTAAGAGATCGAGCGCTCCTCGAAGAGCCTATTGAATACCATTTATCGTCCTAGCGCGAAGCCGATCAAGATCAAGAAAGTCCCGCCTATAATGATACCAACCGGGACCGAGAGAAGAGCCACGCCGACCGTGACGGCCAAAGCTCCGACGAGTTGAATCGTTGTCGACATAACACCTCACCCAAAGAATTGCGGGACCACTTCTTCCATTCTAGCGACTGTGGCGCGATCGTAGGCTAACACAGCGGCGACCGCCGCGTCGATCTTTCTCGGTGATTGGCGATTCTCTTTCACGATCCTCGGGCCGAGCCGATCGTTCTTCACGACGGCGTTGTCTAAGTGTCGCGTGAGAGTTGGATCTCCGTCGTGTTGGAGTCTTTGCTCGACGACCGCGTCGTAGAACTTCGCGCACGCCGGAACCATTCGGGCCGGAGAGCTCGAGGGCCACTCGACGATCGGGAGTCCTTGATCCGCTAGGACTTGCATAGACCGTTGCCACCTGTGCGGGTCGCACGCGATCTCTCGAACTTTCGGGAACTCTTGGCAGAAAGCGAGGAGCGTGTTCTCGACATCGGCAATGTCGACGCGCCAATCGTCTCCGTCCTTCTCGAGATCCTTCTCCCAAGCTTTGACGAGAAAGAGCTTCGCGGGATCGTCCTTCTCCTTCGGGACGACACAACCAACAATGACGGACGCGTCGCCGGAGAAGGATCCGTCGAACCCGAGAACGATCTCGTCGTCCGGGTCCGGCTTGAAGTCCTTCGCGCAAGCCTCCCACGAACCGTTCGGCAACCACGCGAGCTGAGACGAGACCCATTGGTTGCACCGTTTCGTCCGGAACTCCGCCTCGGGAGTTCGACGGACAGCGGAAACGAAGTCAGCGGGATCCGAGAGATCCCCGTATCCCGGGTTGGCCGCTCGCCAAGTCTGCTCGGATCGGAAGTCCCCGTCGTTCTCCCACCAAGCCATAAAGAACGACGGATCCTCCACTTCTCCTCGAGAGACCGCTTTCCCGTAGTTATAGAGCGAATACGCGATCGAGTCTCGTCCGGTCGAGTCGCTTTTCTGGCCGGCCGTCGTAATCGCGACGAGCGTCGCCAAGTTTCCGCGCGCACCCATAGCTAGAGACATAACGTCGAAGAGCTCCCGATTCGGTTGAGCGTGTAGCTCGTCGAAGAGAATGAAGTGCGGGTTGAGTCCCTCCTTTGAATACGCTTCGGCGGACAACACTCGGTAGACCGAACCAAGAGTAGGCATCTCGATCGCGTCTCGGTAGAGACGAGTCAATCCGGACAGCTCCTCGGAAGCTTCGACGGTTCGCTTCGCGTCGGCGAAGACGATACGAGCTTGCTCCTTCTCGGCGGCCACAGAATAGACTTCGCCACCCTTCGGGCCGACAATTAGCGAATACAGCGCGAGGACAGACCCGAGCGCGCTCTTCCCGCTCTTTCGAGGCATACCGATTAGGTTCACCCGGTTCTTCAATCCTTGGCCCTTCTCGTCGTATTCGAAAATTAGGCGCACAAGTTGTTTCTGCCAATCGCGAAGAACCAACGGGTCTCCCGTCTTCCCGGCGACTGAGTCCTTTGTGACGATCCCGAAAGTTTCCGCGAAGTCAATCACGAGATCTCCTTCGCCTTGGATCTCGGCGTTAGGATCTGCGGTGAGCCAAGCGGGAGGCCAAGAGTTAGAGTTCTTCACGGCGGCGACGGAGCTCCTCGATCTTAGAGATTCGCTTGACCTCGGCGACTCCGAGACGAGCTCGGTCGGACGGAGAGAAACCCAAGAGCGACAAGTTCGCAATGATGATTCGGGAGAGATTGTCGAGTCGTCGAGCCATTTGCATATTGTCGGACGACATAACCTTGATACGAAGATTCCACCGCTCGTCAACCATCTCGCACGTCATCAAGAGAAGCTCGACGTCCGTGTCGGGAGAGATCCAAGCGATCCCCGAGTTCCATACGCGATCCCAAAGTTCTCGACCGTGAGTCAAGAGCGGACGGTGAGGCTCGGGAGCTTCTTGAGCCATTGGCAGAATCTCCAAAGATTGACCGTCGGGGAGAGCTCTCTTCCCCGGATTACCGAGGAGTCTCTTTTGTTCGATTGGTTTGGCGGGTCTTCCGGCGGGCATAGTCCGACATTACCACCTTCGGTCGGTGCCACCCCGGTTCGTCGCGTCCGCGATTGTCAAGTTGAGGCCAGCGAGTTCCCGGTCTTTCCGCTTCGCTCGAGCTTCTCCGACTTCGACAGCGTAGGTGTGACAATCCTTCATTCCCCGCTTCGCGTAGAAGACGATCGAGTAACGATACCCGTCCTTCGTCCTCGACTTCATTGGCGTCACACCGTGAACGAGGAAGTGTCCATTGAAGTAAAGCGCCCACCCGTCCCGACAATTGAGAGTCACGTTGTATTCGGGAATGTGGAGGTGTCCGCCGTCCATTCCGCGACGCACAACCGGCATACCCGTCCAAGTGTCGAAGTTGGCTCCGTCTCGGTGATACGGGAGAGCGCTGGATTGGTTGATGTTTCCGGTCGTCCACAAAGTGTTCTCCGTCATTCTCCACTCGGGGAGGACCGCGTCCATCTTCGTTGAATCTTGTTCGTGGATCTCGGGGAGAGCTTCGCGGAGTTGGCGACCAAGAACGTCCGCCGTCTCGTTGAGAATCATTTGGGCCTCGGGTTCGTCCCAAGCTAACGAAGTCGGCGAGCAAGACTCCCGCTTGAGGATAACGTTCCGGTTTGTGAAGCCGAAGGATCTCGAGTTGTAGCGGCTTCCGCCGGACCGGAGAATCGTCGACATTCCCGCGCCAAGGACAGCGCGTCGAAGCTTCGTGACAGATCCGGCGAATGGCACGTACATAAACACGGCCTCACCTGTATCCGCGTCGCGATAGATCCCGGGCTCGTTGACGTCCGGTTGAAGATCCGGGACGCTCTCCCCGACGACGTTCGTCGCCTCCTCGGAAGACATAACTCGTTTCACGTGAAACTCTTCAAGCTTGGTCATTTTCTAGTTTCTCCTTTACGAGCTTTTGAACGGTCGTGGCGTTGTCCGGGCTCCCGATCAGCTCCCCGACTCGATCCAAGTCTTCCACTATTCTCCCATAGTCCTCATTGGGATAGTAGAGAATCACGGAACGCACTCCTCGGTTCCCGTAACGCTCGAGATACTCTTGATACGACGTGTCCTTCTTGTAAGTCGACGGAGAGTCCTCGTCGTCGGAGTCGTCTTTCCGAATGATGACGATCTCTTCCATCTTCGACTCGTCGAGCAAAGCGCGGAAGTCCTCCACCTCGATCTCCGAGAACCCGATCGTCTCAATCTCGCCGGGATCCAACTCGTCGAACGCGGCGACCAAACTCTCAATATTCCACTCCCCAAGTTGTCCGATCCGATTGTCTGCGATCGAGAAAGCTTTGGCCGTCTCCGGATCGTCGTCGACCCAAACCACAGCGATCTCCTTCCACCCGAGATCCTTGGCCGCCTGATACTGGTGGTTCCCGGCGAGAATCGCCTTCGTCTTCCGGTGGGCCACGATTGGCTTCCGTTGGCCGAACCGTTCGTACGACCGCTTGATCGCTTCGACGTCTCCGATCCGAGCGTTGTCTTTCTGAAGTTTGAGATCCTTCAGCGGGACCGCCAATCCTTCGAGATCCTTCGCGATCATAGTTTCTGCCTCCTTAGAGTGGCGGACATAAAATTGTTCTATACCCCACTAGGTATCAGCACTTTTCTACACCCGTGAGTTTACACCGATGGGCGTGCCACGCCGAAACCCAAAAACGACAATTTCGCGGGTTTGCGCGTTGTTG